GTTCAGAAAAACTGACCAAAACGCGCACGGTTTTTTGGAAAATACCGGGATTTACCCGGTCATATAAGGAGATGAGACGACATGGCGAAAATTGCCAAGGTGCAGGAAGTAGATGTCGGCCTCCTGAAGCCCTATGAGAACAACGCGAAGATTCACGGGGATGATCAGGTCGAGAAAATCTGCAGATCCATTCAGGAATTCGGGTTTATTAGCCCGTGCTTGATCGACAACGAGTACAACGTGATTGCTGGCCACGGCCGGATCATGGCGGCGAAAAAGATCGGCATGAAAAAGGTACCGTGTTTGTTCGTTGAAGGGCTGAGCGATGAGCAGAGACGGGCATATATCCTCGCGGATAACCGGTTAACAGAACTCGGTGAGTGGGATATGGATCTGGTCCATTTTGAACTGGATGAGCTTCAGCTCGGAGGTTTTGATGTGAGCATTACCGGATTCGAGGTCGGTGAGGACTTTGTGGATCATTTACAGGACATCGTGGAGGATGAAGCCCCGGATGTAGAGGAAGAAGCAAACGCGAAGCTGGGGCAGATCTACCAGCTCGGACGGCATCGGCTGATGTGTGGGGATAGCACGGATCTTGGAACCGTGGAGAAGCTGATGGACGGTAAAAAGGCCCGGATGGTTTTCACTGATCCTCCGTGGAATGTGAACTATGGATCGGAGGACGATCATCCGAGTTGGAAATCTCGCAAAATCCTCAATGACTCCATGAGTACGGATGACTTCAAAGACTTCATGGACAACACATTCCTGTGCATGAACGCTGCAAGCGAAGCTGGGTGCATGACTTATGTGGTGATGAGCGCACAGGAGTGGGGCAACATGATGCTGACCCTATTCGAGAATGATTACCATTGGTCATCCACTATCATCTGGAATAAAGATCAGCTTGTGTTGAGCAGAAAGGATTATCACACAAAGTACGAGCCGATATGGTACGGATGGAAAAACGGAGACGCACGGCTGCATCCGCTTGAAGATAGAAAGCAATGCGATGTCTGGGATTTCGATAGACCGAAGCGGAGCGATGAACACCCCACGATGAAGCCAGTCGAGTTGGTTGCGAGAGCAATTCAGAACTCCAGCAACAAAGGAGACCAGGTGCTCGACTTGTTTGGTGGTAGCGGAACTACGCTTATAGCTTGTGAGCAGACGGGTCGTGAGTGCTTCATGATGGAACTCGACCCACACTATGTTGACGTGATCATCAAACGCTGGGAAAACTTTACCGGGCAAAAGGCGGTGCTGATCCATGACGCGTGACGAGCTGGCAGCGAAGATCCGGGAGAAAAAGAAGGAAGTTAGGAATGCCGGGCCGGTTCACCAGCGTGACCTGAATAAATACATCAAACGACTACAGCGGGAGCTGCGGGATTATGACCGCTTTCAAGCCGAAGCAAGGGGGGCGGCTGATGGCTAAAGATATTAAAAACATGAACCTTCAAGAACAGGCGGAGGCTGTCCTTCAGAAGGCGACGGAGAAGGGCGTCAGCACGAACTTCTTTTTTGTGACGACGTTCAAGCGCTACCAGGTGCAGATGAAGATCTTGAGTGAGCTGGAAAAAGAGATCAACGCCAGCGGCGCGACGGTTACGAAGGAGTATGTAAAAGGCCGCGGAAACCTGTACACAAATCCGGCAATCGGCGAGTACAACAAGACAGCCACGGCGGCGAACGGAACCGTCAGCACGCTGATCAATATCATCGAGAAGATGGGTAGTAACGACATGGATGTCGGGACCGGGTTTAACTTGAAACTGGATCTGGATGATGTCTGATGGCTGAAGGGAAAAACTACATTTTCATCTACTACCAGCAGATCAAAGACGGATCAGTCACGGTGGGCCGGTGGATTGAGAAATGGTACGAGTACATCGTCCACGGCCTGGAGGGGAAGAAGTTCTTCTTCGACCAGAAGAAGGCCGCCAGGGCGATCGCTTTTATCCAACAGTATTGCCGGCACCATGAAGGACCACTGGCCCCGCAGCTGATCACGCTGGAGGTGTGGCAGAAGGCGCTGGTCTCTGTCATATTCGGCGTGGTGGATGCTGATGGATTCCGGCAGTTCCGTGAGGTGTTCGTGGTTATGGGCAGGAAGAACGGCAAGACACTGCTGGACGCCGCGATCGCATGCTACATGATGTACGCGGATGGAGAGTACGGCGGCAGGGCGTTCTTCGTGGCAAGCCGGCTGGACCAGGCCAGGCTGGCGTTTAATGCGTTCTATCAGATGATTGCAAAGGACCCGAGGTTAGAGAAGTTCGCGCAAAAGCGCCGGACGGATATCTATTTTTCAGACAGCAATTCCTCCGCGATGCCGGTGGCCTTCAGCGAAAAGAAGACTGATGGCCTTAACCCGTCGTATGTATCACTCGACGAGCTCTCAAGCTGGCGTGCGGACGCAGGCCTCAAACAATATGAGGTTTTTAAGAGTGCGTTGGGCGCGAGATCCCAGCCGATGATGTTTGGCATCAGCACTGCCGGGTATGAACGGGACGGCATCTATGACGAACTGATTAAGAGATCAACAGCGGTACTGAACGGCACCAGCAAAGAGACGAGGCTGGCGCCGTTTTTGTATATCATCGACGATCCGGACAATTGGAACAGCATCGAGGAACTGAAGAAGGCTAATCCAAACCTTGGCGTCTCCACCAGCGTTGACTATATGCTGGAAGAGATCGCGATCGCGGAGGGTTCCATTTCAAAGAAAATTGAGTTCCTTACGAAATACGCGAACGTCCCACAATCGTCGAGTATGGCATGGCTGACGGCTCAGGACGTGAAGAAGTGCTTCGGGAACGACCTGACGCTGGAGGATTTCCGCCACACATATGCGTTGGCTGGAATCGATTTGTCTTTAAGCGTCGACCTGACCGCCTCGGTTATTTGCGTCGAGAAGGACGGGATCACCTGGTTCGACACGATGTTCTTCATGCCGGCGAACAAGGTGGACGAGGCGACGCAGCGGGACGGCCTCCCGTATCGCATCTACGCGGAGCGGGGGCTGCTGACGATCAGCGGCGAGAACACGGTGGACTATCACGACGTCCACGAGTGGTTCCGGCGGCTGGAACGGGACTACGAGATCCTGCCGCTGAAGGTCGGCTACGACCGGTACAGCGCGGCGTACCTGGTGCAGGACATGGAGGCCGACGGCTTCAGCATGGAGAGCGTCAGCCAGGGCAGCAACCTGACGGGCGTCCTGATCGACATGGAGGGCATGATCAAGGACGGGCGTCTCCGGTGCATCAATAACAACGATTTGATGAAAATTCATATGTTGGATGCCGCGCTGAAGTTCGAAGAGGGGACCAACCGGCGGCGGCTGATCAAGATGTCTGCGAAGCAGCACATCGACGGTATGGCCGCGCTGTCGGACGCGATCTGTATGCGGCACAACTATTACGAAGAAATGGCTGCTCAGCTGAGCAACACGAGGTGAAAGCGATGGGACTGATTGACAGGATTTTCGGCAGGGCGCCGAAGTCCGAAAGGGTAGCGGATACCCGGTTTGAGACGATCACGGCATACCAGCCGCGTTTCACCAGCTGGGGCGGGCAGATCTACGAAAGCGAGCTTGTACGGGCAGCGGTGGACGCCAGGGCCCGGCACGTCGCGAAGCTGCAGTACCGGATGGACGGCACGGCCCGGCAAAAGCTGTGGACGGCCACGCAGACCGCGCCGAACCCGTGGTACACCTGGCCGCAGTTCCTGGAGCGCTGCAGCAATATCTACGACGTGCAGAACAACCTGTTCATCGTGCCGATCCTGGACAAACTGGGCGAGGTGACGGGCTTCTTCCCGGTGCTCCCCTCCAGCTGCGAGGTGGTCAGCCGGGGCGGGAAGCCCTACCTGAAGTACCAGTTCATGAACGGCCAGAAGCGGTCGATGGAGCTGGAGCGCTGCGCGATCATCACGAAGCACCAGCTGAAGGATGACTTCTTCGGCGAGAAGAACACGGCGCTGGACGCGACGATGCAGCTGGCCGCGATGTACAACCAGGGCATCACGGAGGGCGTGAAAAACGGCGCGACCTACCGTTTCATGGCGCAGCTGACGGGCAAGGCCTTCGATGAGGATCTGCGGAAAGAGCGGGAGAGGTTCGACAAGAACAACTTCCAGACCGGCGGCGGCGGGCTTCTCCTGTTCGGGAACCAGTTCACGAACGTGCAGCAGCTGAAGCAGGACGCCTACAAGGTGGACGCGGAGCAGCTGAAACTGATCCAGACATCGGTCGAAAATTACTTCGGGGTTCCGGAGTCCGTGATCCGCAACGAAGCGACGGCGGATGTGCTGGACTCCTTCTTTAATGGATCCATTGAGCCCTTCGCCATCAAGATCGGCGACGCGCTGACGAAGATGGTCTACACGGAGCGGGAGCGGAACAGCGGGAACAAGATCACCTTTACCGCCAACCGCCTGCAGTACATGAGCGCCGGCACGAAGATCCAGATGGCCCAGCAGCTGGGCGACCGTGGCGTGCTGACAATCGACGAGATCCGCGAGCTGTTCAACTACGCGCCGCTGCCGGACGGCAAGGGCCAGTACACGCCGATCCGCGGCGAGTACAAGGACGTCCAGGGTAGCGACGCTGATGATCAAACGGGCGGAGGGTCGGGTAACGACGACCAGGGAGGTAATGACAATGACTAAGAAGGAAGTGCGTTTCCTGACGCCGGAACTGCGGGCGGAGGAAAACGAGGACGGCGTGGCCTACATCGAGGGCTACCCTATCGTGTTCAACCAGGAAACGGTTATCGGCGGCTATTGCCGCGAAGTGATCGACCCGAGCGCGGTTGATGAAGCCATGCTGCGGGATGTGGCCCTGATGGTTGGCCACGACTTCGGGATGATTCCGCTGGCCCACAGCCGGAGGAATAACGAGAACAGCACGATGAGGCTGGGCATTGATGAAAAAGGCGTACCCATGCGGGCCGCCCTTGACGTCAGGAACAACCCGAAGGCACAGGAAGCCTACTCTGCGGTAAAACGCGGCGACCTTTCCGGAATGTCGTTTGCGTTTACCGTTGAAAAGGAAAGCTGGGAAGGACTGGACACCGATATGCCTCTTCGCCGGATCACAAAGTTCGGCAAGATCTTTGAGGTGTCTTTGGTTGCTTTCCCCGCATACGAAGGCACGAGCGTGCAGGCCGCTTCCGAAGGCGACGCGCTGGAGAGCGTGCGCGCCTCGCTGGAGAGCGCAAGGAAGCAGCTGGAAGAGGAACGTGCTGCACAGGCTGAACAGGAACGCCGGACGGCGGCTCTGGAACGGCTGGAAAAACTACAGAAGGAGGTCAGAGATCATGAAGTTTGATCTGACCAACAAGACCGT